GACATTTGCGAGTTTTAGTCTGGAGATTGGACTATGCTTTTACAAAAGCTGTAAAAAAATACGACGCGCGCACGCGCGATAATGAAGGAGTAGCGCACAATGAGTAAGACGAGGGTAGATAGCACAAAGGGTACGCAGGAGCTTTTCGACGCTTTGGAAGAACCAATAGAAGCGCCAGATGGCACAGAATGGAGCGAGATAGAAGAGACAGTGTTTAACGAACTTATAGAGGCGTTGCCTAGGGAACAATGGGACAAGCAGGCTATTCGCATGGCGGTTAGGCTTGCAAAAATGGAGGTCTATTTTGATTACCTAGCCCAAACACTTCAAGAAGAAGGCAGCGTAATACAAAACGATAGGGGCACGCCTATAAGCAATCCGATGCATAGCGCTATGACTACGACATGGTCAACCGTTAAAATGATGCGTAGCACGTTAGGTATTACCGCAAGCCAACGCACGCCAGAGAGAGGGAAGCAGCAAGCGCGCAAAGACGCGGAGAAAAGAATCCGAGACGCTAAGGCAGCCGCCAAGAAGAAATCTAAGGGCGCACCGTCGTTGTTGGCCGTTTAAATGGCCGCGCTACCTAAGTACGTGAGGGACGCTATTCTCTGTGGGCCTATTCCTAAAGTTCGTAACTGGAAAACCGCCGTGAACTTAACAGACGGCGAGAAAGTATTAAGATTCGCTTACGAATATATGGTTTTTCCAGAAGGCAAGATGATAGGAAAACCATTAGAGCTAGATATTTATCAGCAAGCGTTTATATTAGCGGTATTCGATGCGCCACATCACGTATCTAAAGCGATACTTAGCGTAGCCCGTCGTAATGGCAAAACCTTAGTAATGGCTGTAATCGCTTTAGCGTTTATCATTGGGCCGCACGCAAGAAAAAATACGAGCATAGTTAGCGCGGCCATGACGCGAAAGCAAGCGGCTATACTTTTTAGATTTATGAATCTAATCTGTGACATGTCGCCGGATATCCCACAAAACTGTTACAAGGCGATACCCTCTAGTAAGATTCTCGTAGGTTTAAAATATAACGTCGAATATCAAGCCATAAGCCGAGACGCTAAGAATAATTTAGGTGTAGGTATTTACGTTTTGATTCTAGACGAGGCCGGACAAATTGAAGCGGCTAACGACGATTTTCTAGACGCGGTTTTCTCTTCAATGGGAACGTATGAAGACTCTAGAACTTTTACGATTTCTACTCAGGCCGCAAACGATGCGGCGTACTTATCGGCAGAAATTGATAACGCAGAAAACCTTCAACCTAAGAACGTAGTCTGTCACCTATATGCCGCGAAAAGCGATAACGTTTTATCTAAACAAAATTGGGCTGCTGCTAACCCTGCTTTGAAAGCCGGATATAGATCGTTAAAAGATATTGAAGAAGCGGCCAATGATGCAGACCAAATACCTGCGAAGGCTTCAGGGTTTTTAAATTTATATTTAAACCGAAGAGTAGACAGAGCAGGTAGATGGTTAGCGGCGAAAGTTTGGAAACAAAACTCAGCTAAGCCTTCTATGAATTTATTCAAAGATCGCGGCGTAAATTTAGGTTTAGACTTAAGTCAAAGGTTAGACTTAACTAGCGCCTGCATTAGCTGCATAGACGCCAAAGGAGTTACGCACGTAAAGTGTTTTAACTTTACACCTAAGAAAGGATTGCGCGAAAGACAGCGAAGAGACAAAGTGCCTTATGATGCGTGGGTAAAATCAGGGGACTTAATTTTATGTGAAGGCGAGGTGATAGATTATGGGTGGGTAGCAGAATACTTAAAAATCCACATAGAAGACGCCGGAATTTTAATACGCTCGGTTGAATTTGACTCGTGGAAAATGGACGCGTTTAAAGAGGCTTCGGCGCGCGTAGGTTTCGCGCAAAACGCAGAATACAACGAAGTTAGACAAGGGTTTAAAACCTTTACGATTCTTATCGACACGGTAGAGACTTTGTTACTCCAAAAGAAATTAGCCCACGGGTCTGCGCCCGTTTTGAACATGGGCGCGGCAGCCGCAACGGTGATAAGCGACCCTGCAGGCAACCGCAAGATAACTAAACCTAAGCAGGGCGCAGGCCCTAAGATCGACGCTCTAGTGGCAATGATGATGTCAGTACAGGCGGCGCAACCCAAGGCGCAGCAAGCGTTTGATGCGGCTTCAATGATAGGGTAGCCCGTATTCAGGGGCCTGCGGGTGGGGGCTTCCCTTTTCCCTGTTTTATGTGATAATACGCACATGGATAAGAACGTAGAGATTCAAGCCTTTTGGTTTAAGGCCGATTACTGGTTTAGAGGCAGCGCCGAAGAGTGGCTAGAATCTAACGGCTTTAAATTTAACATTTACCGCGAACGGGTCGAAGACGATTTAGTAACGCACTTTGTATACCCTCAATTTCCTACAGACGAGGGCAAAGAGAATACGTTTAGAGTTATTAGTAATGACTTCCCGTTAGGCGTAACCGCGACAACATGCGAGCGTAAGAATATGAAACAGTTTACTAAAGGCGTGCAATCGGCAAATGACCCTTTCGAGTTTGTTTTATCAGACGAAAGCGTAGACCGCATGGGCGACGTGATTTACGCCGACGGGTGGGATTTAAAAGACTTTCAGAAAAACCCCGTAGCGCTTTTCGGACACGACCACGCCAAGCCAATAGGCGTTTGGAAAAACGTAAGAGTCGAAGGTAAAAAACTTTTAGGTAAATTGCAGCTAGCCGTCGAAGGCACTAGCGCAGAAATAGACACGATTAGAAAACTAGTCGAACAACGAATTCTTAAAGCAGTCTCGGTCGGTTTCTCGCCAATAGAATACAACCAGAGAAGCGACGGCGGTTATAATTTTATTAAACAGTCGTTGCACGAAACTAGTTTAGTTTCGGTACCAGCAAACGCAAACGCTTTAGCCATTGCAAAAAGCTTAGGCGCAGACGATTTGTTAGTAAGAAAATTACTTAAGCCAAAAGGTCAGAATGCTGCGCCAACGGCAGAAAGTAAAATGCTGCGGGATACCATCAAAAGTATTGATGAATTTCTAGCCCGCTAACTAGACCGGCTTAGGCTGGCTAATTAAATTTTTCAACTTGAGTTTTTATTATGGATATCGCAGCCCGCATCAAAGAAAAGAAAGCACGTTTAGTTGCCATTAAAGACAGCATGGTAGCTATCAACAAAAAACTAATCGACGACGATAGCTACGAGCTAACCGACGACGAAGCCACGCAAGTAGAAACACTGCAAGGCGAAGTAGGCGCGTTAGAAAAAGCTATCATTAATTTAGAATCTATCGAACGTTCCGTATCTTCTAACGCGCAGCCAGTTAACCGCACTAACGTTCAACGCGGAATCGCCAACGGCCCGCACGCAGTTAAAGAGCCTGCAGGCGCGATGCTTGCAAAAGCGGCGACAGTTCAGCTAATTGCGCACTTAGAAAAAAAGCACCCTAACGAAGTTATGGCAGAGCGATACGCAGACGACGACCGCGTAGAACCAGTGCATAAATTGCTAATGACTAAATCGGCTTCAGCTCCGGCTAACACTACTACGGTAGGGTGGGCTAACGAATTGGTGAGCGACGATATCGGCCAATTTTTGGAAGCTTTGGTGCCTGTCTCTGCTTATGCGGCGCTACGTGCTGCAGGCATTCCGCTAGACTTCGGCGGCGCACAATCGGTTACGATTCCCCGACGTGGAGCCATGGGCACTATGGCAGGCGCTTTCGTAGGTGAAGGCGGCGTGATCCCTGTGTCTCAAATGGCGCTAGCATCTACTAAAATGAATCGCTATAAAATGGCGGTTATCAGCACGTTTACAGACGAACTTCTAGAACGTTCTACGCCGTCAATTGAAGCGCTAGTAAGACAGGCGATTTTAGACGACACTTCTACAAGTTTAGACAACGCGCTTTTAGATACTTTAGCGGCAGTTACCGGCGTCCGTCCTGCGTCTATCACTAACGGCGTTACAGGTACGGCTTCTGCAGGGACTACGGCAGCAGACGTTATCACCGATCTTAAGGTGCTAATGACTTCGCTAGCGACTGCTAACGCGGGCATACGTCCTGTATTGTTGATTAACCCAGCGCGGTTAATTAGCTTGTCTACGCTAACTAACGCTACCGGCACGTTTATTTTTAGAGACGAAATCGCAGCAGGCCGTTTAATGGGCATGCAGTTAATTAGCTCTACTAACGTGCCTTCGGCGCAGGTTATTATTGTCGATGCGGCTTCTTTCGCTGCGGCTAATGATACGCCAGTATTCACCGTTAGCGATCAAGCAGTTCTTACCATGGCTAACGCCGACGGCACAGCGCCTACGCAAGCAGGCGTGGCGACTGACGGCACGGGCGGCGCTCTGGGTACAGCAGGCCAAGTACCTGCAGGCGGTGGTATTGCGGTAGCAGGCAGCGACGCTACAGCTATTGCAGGCACGTCTACGACTAATGTACAGGCGGTTAGTATGTTCCAAACTAACTCAACCGCTATTCGCATGATTCTGCCTACCTCGTGGGGCATGAATCGGCCTAACCTAGTTAATAGAATTACCGGCGTTGCTTGGTAGTGCTAGTAGCCAGTAACTAACGCAAAAGGGGGCGCTAGCCCCTTTTTGCTTTTTTAAAAAGGTGATGTAATGTCTAAAACGCACTTAATATGGGACGGCCAAGATTACCGCGAAGTAACCGCAGAACAGGCCGAAGAGTTAGTAGCCAACGACCAAGCGCAGGACTTAACACTTAAAATGCTATCTGCTATGGAACTAAAACGGCGCAGCGAATTCGCAGGGTATAAAAAAGGATACGTGACCCGTGAGTTAAGAGCTTCGCAAAACGAGGAGCACCTAACGCCGCCTAACGAAGCTAAGCTCACTTCGGTAAAGAAACAACCGGCGGCAAAGAAGAAGCCCGCAGCTACGAAAGACCCTAAAAATTCTAAAGGTTAACAAATGAATTTTCTTAGTCTCAGCAAAACCAGTGCAGCTATTAAACAGGCCATGGGCCTAGTAGTGCAAAAGTCTAACAGCGGCGTGCCTATAGAATGGCCTTTTAACTGGTTTCAAATGGGGCGCGACCCTTTAGTTAATGGCAAGAATATAACTACTCAGTCGTGCATAGCAGCCTACGCCGAGACTATGGCCGTTTTATGGCCTTCGGTTTACCGCACGGGCGCAGACGAAGAAAAGATAAAGATTAGAAATAGCACTGCAGCTAAGACCTTACGCACGCCTAATAAGTATCAAACTAGGTCAGACTTTATGCTTAACCTAGTGTCTAACGTTTTGTCAGACGGCAACGCTTACGCAGTTGGGTATAGAAACGGGCGCAATGAAATAATAGAAATGCACTTGCTAGGCTCTAAAAGTACTACGCCGTACATAGACCCAGAAACTAAAGCGGTTTTTTATGCGGTAGGGGACAACCCTTTTGTTGATGCAGAATTTTTAGTACCTGCGCGCGACATTCTGCATGTAAAACTTTACACGCCTAAGCACCCGTTAATAGGTGTTAGTCCTATCGTTAATACAGCCATGGCAATGCAGGCTAATAACTCAATAACCGCGCATCAAGCTAACTTTTTTAACAACATGCGGCGGCCTTCAGGCGTGCTTAGTTCAGACATGGAGCTAACAGCCGACCAAATGAAACAGCTAAGGCAAGCGTGGGACGAGCAGAGCAAAAGTTTAAATTCAGGCGGCGTGCCTATCCTTGGCTACGGCATGAAGTGGCAGCCGCTCTCTATGAGTTCGCAAGACGCCGAACTAGCAAAAGCGTTTAACATGTCAGTAGAAGACATAGCCAGAGCGTTTAGGGTGCCGTTGCCCCTTGTAGGAGACTTACGCTATGGCACCTATAACAACGTAGAGCAGTTAATTAGTATGTGGCTCTCTACTGGCCTAGGTTTCATGCTAGAGCATGTAGAGCTAGCCTTCGATAAGTTTTTCGAGCTAGGCGATAATGATAATATAGAATTCGACCCAGACACGCTACTTCGAACAGACTTCGCGGGGCGAATAGATGGGCTTACCAAAGGCATTCAAGGGGGCTTGTACGCCCCTAATGAAGCTAGGCGTAAAATGGGCCTACCTAAAGCAGAAAACGGCGACAAACCAATGGTGCAGCAGCAAATGGTACCTTTAGGCTGGACAGAAGAGCAGGCTAGGTTATTGGCGGCTGCCCCGCCTGCGCCTGCGCCTGCGCCTGCAGCAGAGCCAGAAAAACCACTAACGGACGACGAGCTAGAAGAAGCGTCGTTAATAGCAACTAACTTTTTGAGACGGTCTGTAGATGGATAAGCAAACCACTATAATTCTAAGCGCGGTTTCTGATGTTCTTAAAGAAGAGCGCCTAGCTAACGCTAGCGCTTTAGAAACTTTAACGCAGACGCTTAACGAAACCAAAGCGGCCTTAAACATTACGCTAGACTCCCTACAGACAGAATTAGCAAATGCTAAGCGGGTTAATGAAGGCAGTGAAAAAGCTGTATCTAAAAACGTAGAGCGCTTAGACAAGGACATAGCAGAGGTTACTAGTAAGCTACTAAGCGCAGACGATTTACACCGAGAGATACAGAATTTCGAAAAACGAATAACTGAAGTAGTGGGGCTGCAGGTTAACGAATTGTTTGACAGAGCAGAGAAAAACGCAGGCACTGCAGAAGATTTAAAAACCGAACTAGAAGACGCCATAGAACAGGTTAACGGTTTAATGCAGGGCTTTGTAGATAAGGCCGAGCTACAACAAAAGTTATTAGGCTCTACTAACGCGCTAACCCACGTCTTTGAAAAAGAGTTAGCGGCGAGTGCTAAAAAACTAAATGACATGCGCGAAATGCTTAAAGAAGCAGTAGAATTAAACGTAGAGGATTCTAAGCACGTACACAATGAGCTAAAGAATTTATCTAAGCGCCTAGATGATATGCCAGCGCCGAAAGCGGGCGCAGACGGTAAAGACGGGGTAGACAAAGTATCTATACTGCCGCGCAACATTGCAGAGAACACTAGCGTAGAGAAAAACGAGATAGTAATTCACAATGGCGGTCTTTTTCAATCTACGAAGAAGACTCTAGGTAATCCAACAGTAGACCCAATGGCTTACCAGTGTTTGGTAACTGGCGTCACAGAGATAAGATCATTACACAAACCAAAAGAGCGCACTATAGAGCTATGGGCGCGTCTAAGCGATGGGTCCGAAATACTAGCAGGCACC